CCGTCCTGGGTGCCTCTAACGTGGTTTAACCACTTTTAAGCTTTATACTCGCTTGGAGTTTTGAGCAAGTCTTGCGATCGTACGCGATCCGAGCGCTTTACTTAGCGTGTCAGACTCGTTTACGATTTGGTGCAATACCTTTATCTCAGTTTTACTAGCCCCACTCAGATGTGTCATCAGCACACTGGCAACATACATCCGTATAGACATCATTACTCTCTCATCGGAGTAGAAACGACCATAGTTTTTGTACACACCGGCTGAGTTGGCGTATTGACGGACTAGGTTCTCAGTGGTAATGGCTGCAACTTGATTGTTAACAGTTATATCCACCATGTGATCTAAGATCAACCGTGCTAGGTGATCACGGAATGAATCAATCACTTTCACTTCAGGAGTTGATTCTTTCTGCATTCCCAAGACCATCCATGCTGACATGAACATACGGATGGTCAGAACATCATCCTCATAGTTGGTCATTGAAAATGTAGAATAAACCGAGTCGAGCTCCTTCATATCCAACATCTCGAGAGGAGTTGTACTGAAGTTAACATCCTGACCTTTTGCGGTCTGAATTGTGGTAGTGTAGATCGGCTCGGCCAGAGTTTGAATAAACTCAAGACCAGAAACGTCCACATAGTTCACCTCAGACTCATCAAGTTTAAGCGTACAATCATACCCTGGTAAAGTTGATACTTCACCATCTGCACTAGGTCCTGTTACAGCTATTACCTCCCGTGCGTCTAAGGTTCTAAGTTCATCCAACAGGTTGACAGTTGCAGCTGCACCAGTCAGACGTTCAGTTGGTTGAACATAGTACACTAACGCTACTTTCGCTCTTTTGTTTCCAACATCTTTAGATGTATGAGCGAATTTGACCTTGTGGGAGCGTGTTATCGCTACCGCGGCCACTAGGACATCTCGATCGTATTGGCGTACAGCAGTGAAATCGAGAACTAGACGGTTAGCAAAGTCCACTTGAGCTAACGCGTCGACCAGTCTTGCTAACACTGTGTCATGAGGTAGTATCTCGTCTGAACCTTGCAGTAGGCCAGTTACACCATCTTGGACTTGTGGTTCGACATACAACTTGTCGAAGCCTGCTATCGAGCCTGCGTTATGGAAGATGTCCCGCCCGTTAACGCGTTCCCGACGACTGTCCAACACAACGGACTCTACATGTCCGTGCTCAGGATTGCGTGTCACACTCACACGAACATGGCGAGCTAGATCTGTAGCTCTCATCACTTCAACCATCTTCGAGTTGTTGATAAAGTGCATAACTGATTCAACAGCATCATCGGCTAAATGATCCTTCGGCTTGATGTAAGTCTGATTAAGCACCGCACCATACTCAATGATGTTCCAGTTAGAAGCTAGTTCCAGAGCTCGAGATCGAACGTTGATAGGCACAGCCTCAATATTACCCATAGCCATCTGAGTCGCGTACCATAACGCCGATCTTAGTAGATGGCGCTTATCCAACGCGCTACGTAAAATCATTACGATACGAGATAACACACGATCAAGGTCTGACGCCACTATAGCTGGACGAACGCGACTTCGATCACCCTTAGATAACATAGCTTCACGCATATCTAAAGATATGCTATCCAAATCACGAGATAGCTCGTGGGCCAGGAAAGCTCTCTCAAAATCCCGAGCTGTGACACTCAATGAATCATCGATTACTACCTTTTTCATATCAGCGAAATCATCCACATAACCATTGTGATCTAATATGGATATGAGAATGGCACTCATCATGCGAAGATCTTCTTTATTCGCATCAAAATCCAAAGAACTGGCGTGTCGAACAACGGCCCCATGTATTTCCATAGTTGGCAAGAATTTGTCAGTTTTTGAAACTCCGTTAGTGGGAATCAAATCATTAGTGATCTTGCGAATATAGTCGTTATCTGTGGCCATCTTTGCTACGTTCAGGGTTAGCTTTTCGCCTTGCGAAGCATAATATGCCAAATTCTCAGCGAAACTTTCACCACGGATTCCAGCCTTATCATGGATGTATAACGAGCGTGTCTTATACGCTCTGGCATTCAGCAAGAAAGAATCTATACGTAGATCGGGATGAGAAGAGTCTTTACCGCCGGTGTAGCTCAATCCATCGACTCTATGTATGTGGGGAGGAAGCGTACCCTCTGGTCCCACCCAGGTATCAAGCCCATAGGCCTTCATCGCAGGTTCGACTAGAGGTGCTGAGTCACCAAACACTGATTCATAGTTGTCGCCAGTTGCTTTAATATCGGACATTATAATTCCTTATTTAATAAAAGTTAGATTAAGTTAAATCAATTGAGTTTAACGGAAGTAATTGACAGTTTTTGTGAACTCGGTATCATCCAGATCGATAGAATCGAATTCGACAGAGCCTCGATCTTCTAAACCACGGTCCGATCGTTCGATCAGATCCTTAGGAATTTCGATCGTTTTGGCCGTTCTGCCGTTTCTGACGTGCTCATAGTTACCTTTACCACGCTCGGTGATATGAAGGAATCCGTTTGTAGAACCACGTAACACTTCTGTAACTACGTCTGTGAAATCAGCATCGCCCAATATCGGGTTGATCACAGCTATCACGCAGACACCCCTATCCAAGAACTGGTGGTGCCATTGCGTCAGGTTCATGAGAAACTCAGTGTTCATGCCACGAAAACCTGCTGCCCCTTGTCCGCCGATGATAAATTCACGAAGCGAGTCGACAGCCACAACATCAGCTGTATTGACGGCCGAGTTCATAGCCGAGACAAAAGCCTCTTTCGGACCCGTGGATGCGAATGAGTCTCGTTCGTTCCAAGGAACGAACCCTACATCAATGTCTTTGTAATCATTGACCTCACCACGTGACACAAGATGTCTCAGAATGTTCCGAATAAATGTAGACTTACCTGCCCCGCTTCCAGCGATAATCCCAATGAGCCCTGCGTCCAGATGAAACTCGGTCGTTCCGGAACCCTGAAAGGTTCTGAACTCAATTGGTTCAGCTACCTCCTTATGCAGGTCTTCGCCTTTCAACAGGCGCTGAAGCGCGTTGTCTACACTTCGTGTTGGTAATGCCACTTTTTCGCGAGGGTTAAAAGCTTGACTACCAAAACGAAGAACCAGTTCACCATCGAAGGTTTCATTAAATAATCCTTCACCCTCTTGACGCAATTCCGAGATTGAGTCTACGACCCAATTTGCTATCTCTCGGTAGAGTTCTGCCTCATCAGCGTCGTCTGTAATAGCAGACGGTAACTTGTTGATGACGCTAGAGACGATTTCCTTCTCCGTAGAGACGTCCCAGTTCCGCATTAGATCATAGGCCTCATTCACAGCTAGATCTAAAACAACTAGGTCACCTATCGTCCACGCTACACCTTCTTTAGTTACTCCAGCCTTAGCGGCTTGAGCACCAATTTGTCGACTAAGTAATATTCTTAGAAACGATAACATGTTAGCTCCTATTTATTTATATGATGGTTGAATGTATTTTGAGCAGTATTGCTCCATTTCGTCAGGGGATATGGTTCTCACCACATCTTCTAACAGTTCGGGACGCAAGTTCCCGCGATCAATTGAGTAGAATCTACGTTCTGGTTTCTCAAGGAAGCGTGCTTCATCAGCAGTTAATCCCGAAAGTTTCAAAACTTGTTTAGATTCTAGTGCGTAGGGTCTGGCTATTTGTTCAATCGTACTCCCCAAGTGAGTGATCAACACTTTGTTGAAGATCTCACGAACCTTACGGTATTCGGGGCAACCAGAGAAGACTTCCGACCAAGCTTCAACACCTAGAGCCCAATGTTTCCGATGCCCCATGGTATCGCGGGCTCTTCCAATTGGATGTTCGTGACCTAGAAAGTTCACAATCATGCTCACGATGTTAGGATAAACTCGGTACTCTGAACCATTCTGCGTCACTACCCATCCCAGAAAGGTTAGAAACTTCTCCACTTCCAAATCAATGTATGGTGAAGCATCACCAGAATCTAGAAGATCCTTGATCTGGTCGCGAATCTCAACAGAACGTGTCAATATTATCGCATCATCGCCTTGGTTCAGGATTGCGTAACCAGGGTGCAAACCCGATAGAATCCGCTCAACTCCTACTTCCAATACATCATGAAATAGATCGTCTAGCATCATCAATAGATAGGCGGTACCCCATATCTTCCCGAAGTCGGGATTATAAGCTACTCCTGATGGTAGTCCTCTATGAGCCCGAAAAGTATCGAGGTCAAAAGGATGACCAAAACAAGCCCACTGATCAGGTTGATCAGGTACAGGTGATGGACAGAAGGCCGGAGCTGACCACATCAGTTTCATCATCTTGACCACATCTTTAGCGAAGTAATTCTCCATTTCATCGAAAATCACCTCTGCCACTTCCGTTGGAAAGTTTTGATCAAACTGCGAAGCATCTACACCAATTGGAATCCATCCTTTCAGTTTTCGCTCTAGATCCTCAGCTCCTGTGTGCTTCCACGTGAACGAGAATCGGGAGAGATAATGATCACGGACTGGTTGTAACAGTGCGGACCAAAAATAGTTCAATGGACCATTACTTGCATAGACCACGCGCGAGCGTGTCCGGTAAAATCCATCAAGGTCCTCGATCTCCCGTCCTGCCATCAATACACCAGGTTCAAAGCCAGCAGATTGACCTACCGAAGGTGAACTTCGATCTTTTGGACCGTCGTCTCCCACTTTGTCATTCTGGTTGCGTCTATTGATGTAATAGAGTAACAAGACTCCATATTTCTCAGCAGCCTCTGCTAGCCTGTTTTGATCGACTAACTTAGCTATACTGTTGAAATTATTAGCGACCGTCTTAAACATATCGACTTTAGCCTCGACGTCGTACTCATTCAAAGGGAATCCAGAGGAGGACTTCTTCGATATTTCGTACCCGTTCTTAGGCTGCCACTTCGATCCGAACATTGCCTTGATCAGTTCTCGAAGAATCTGCTCATGTCGTTCGGATAGTTTGAGATCAGCTAATTTGCCCACTCTATTGTTACAGATGGGGTAACCCATCGGTTGCATAGGGCGACCAGGTGCTGTGAACAGTGTGCTCCATCCACCAGGTACTCCACGGGCATCTAAAACAGAGTTCACTGTATCAGAGGTTGGGACTTCACGTTCTAACTCGGCTACTAGGTCTTTAATTAACGCTTGATGTTTAACATCTCCAACGAAGATGTCGGGCAATACTTCATGTTTGCGGTCGCGAAAGCCGGCTAATAGTTTAGACGCCGTTCTGGGCGTTTGTATGATAGCGGGGTTTTGGACGACATCCATAGTATATTCCAGCAACTCAGAGGCGCTAAAAGTACTTGGGACTATCTGATCGGGGGATGTAACTTTTCCTCCAAATTCAGAAGCTAGTGACGGAGCGGACCGAAATCCTTTCATAGAACGACGAATCCCTGCCGCTTTATTGAAAACGGACTGATTCTGTCGATTAGTGACTAATCTCATCTTCTATATCTCCTTCCACCTCTGTAGTCTCTATTTCCTTCAACTCGCTGCTGTCCGGTAGGTGCAACGGTTCGAACAGACTTCCGATGTCTAGAGAGTCGATCGTTTTAACAGATCTTGTCCAGAAGGACCAACCGTCATACTCCGTGTCCGGATTTGAAACATATCCCAACACCCATTCTAGATGTTCAGCTATATTTATGACCATGGTCAAGTGTTCTTCTTGGATTGACAGGATAGTACCGGGAATAAATTCACCGTTTGCTAAGTCTGCCAACACACGCAACAGATCACCAGTTGCGTCGGCCGTCAATATTCGTACCCTATCAGGGTAGGGTGATATGAATCCAGCCTCAGTCACCCACAAATTGATATTTGTGAGATCTTTTGCCTCTCGTTCTTTCAAACGTTCGGCTCTAGATTCTTCAACGTGCTCTACCAATGACTTGGTTCGCAACGGTGTCGAATCATCCTTCTTGTAATCACTCATTCTAAGATCCTTAGATTATGGTTTTAAAGATAGTGTTATTTCTCTCATCCGCTTTTCACAACTTCTGAGAAAGTCCTTTTACTGCGCACTGACCTTCACGGCCAATCCCCAGCACGGCGCTCACCTCTGACCGATCAAGGTCCAGATGGTCTCCGCATTCAAGATATTCGATCTCCTCAAGAGTTCGAAACAATCGAGA